GCAGGTCTTTTCTACTGCCCATACGTCCCACTACAGATGGTTCGTGCAGTAGGTGAGAACAGCTTCCAGCCAAAGATCGGCTTCAAGACACGTTATGGTCTACAAGTCAATCCTTTCGCTGAGAGTTCTGCTCAGACATCTGGTTCCGGCGCAGTTGACAGCAACGTCTACTACCGTCGTGTCCAGGTTGCCAACCTCATGTAAGATTGGTAAAGAAATATTCCATAATATTATTATACTAATAAGTGGAAAATTCGAGGACCCCCACTTCGGTGGGGGTCTTTTTTTATGTCCAGAAAATGATAAATAGTTAAATAAAATTCTATGGAAAATAACTAATGGCGGCAACTGATATAAGAACAGGTGAGTATGGCGGCAGTACCAGCACAGTAGATTCTGGCACTACTAACGCTCTTGCTCGTCAACCAACTACGTTTGATTATTCTCAATCAAATCAATTTAGAATATATCTTCCAATTTTTCCTACAGCAGAATGGTTTGTTGTAAGAGCAAATATTCCTGGAGTAACTTTAGGCCAGGCAATACAACCAACACCCTTTAGCGACATTTCCATTGCGGGAGATAAAATTCAATATTCGGATTTTAGTATGACTTTTATAGTCGATGAAAAATTACAAAACTATATTGAGATGTATAATTGGGTAAAGAATATTGGATTTCCTTTCAGTAGATCAGAGTTTAATAAATTACCTAGACCTGATAATATCAACAGAGCTTTAAAAACAAAACCAGTATTAACATCGACGGGAGAAGCAAAAGTTCCTGTTAGTGATAAGAATTTATATACTGATATTAGATTAAGTATTTTAAGTAGTAAAAATAATCCATTGGTTAATGTTACCATCTATGAAGCTTTTCCTATTTCTTTAAGTAGCATTGAATATAATCAACAAGAATCTGATACCGATTATGCTACTTGTGAAGTTTCTTTTGCTTATACTTGGTTTGACGTTGAAGGTGTATAAATAGATCAAGAGGCAGTCATGTTTTCACAGGTCTAGGTTAGGGATCTTCTCACTAAGAATGGTGGAAGCATATTTAAGTTAAAAGGGTGTTAACCTCTGACTGCTTCGCTTTTATATTATGGATGATTTATGAATATTGAAACGCTTTATGAAGAAGTACAACGTGATTTAAAAATAGATGATACTGAACTTGATCTTGAGTCAATTCGAACTCCTCAAATTCATAACAAATATTTAAAATATTTTACACAACAGTCCTTGCAATATAAAAAGTTGCAGGACGATCACAAAGTTTTGTTTCGTAATAAGTGGGAATACTATACGGGCAAAGCTCCAGCAGAAGTTTATGCTGAGAAACCTTTTGACATAAAAGTTCTCAAGGCTGATGTAAGCATATATATGGATGCTGATGAAGAACTGCAACTACTTGGTCAAAGAATTGCATATACAAAACAGGTAGTAGAATACTTAGAAAGAATACTAAAGGAGATTAATAACAGAAACTGGAATATTCGCAATACTATAGAATGGAAAAAGTTTTTACACGGTGAATAAAAGTGTCTGTTCAAATTGAAAAATTTAATGAAGCCTATATTAGAATTAAATGTGAACCTTCTACGGCTCAAGAAATTTCAGAATTCTTTACGTTCGAAGTTCCAGGAGCAAAGTTTATGCCCACAGTCAGAAACAGATTGTGGGATGGGCGAGTCAGACTTTTTTCTCCTGGTACTGGTAAAATCTATTACGGACTATTACCATATGTCCAAAAGTTTCTCAAAGATCAAGGTTATCAAGTAGAACTTACTGATGACTTTGATAATGAAAAGGTAGATCCAAAGTTTACCTATCAGTTTGTTCGTTCAATTGAAAAGGGTAAGTTTAGAGCTAGAGATTATCAACTTAAAGCAATTCACAATATCATACAGAATCATCGTGGATTAATTCTTTCGCCTACAGGTTCTGGTAAGTCTTTTATCATTTATGCTCTCGTTAGATATTTTCTTCATCTGTTTGGACATGAAAAAATATTAATTGTTGTTCCAACTACAAGTCTAGTCGAACAAATGTATTCTGATTTTGCAGACTATGGTTGGTTTCCCGATGAGCATTGTCATAAACTTTATGCGGGTAGTGAAAAGAATACAAAAAAAGAAGTAATCATCTCCACCTGGCAATCTATCTATAAACTAGACAAAAGATATTTTAATCAATTTGGTGCCGTATTTGTTGATGAGGCTCATCTTGCAAAAGCAAAATCACTTACGGGTATTATGACTAAGCTTCACAACTGTAAACATCGTATTGGTCTTACAGGAACATTAGATGGCACTGAAGTTCATCGTCTTGTTTTGGAAGGTTTATTTTCTGTACATGAAAAGGTAACCACCACATCTGAACTTATCGAGAGAAAAGAACTTTCCAATATTCATATTAGAGTGCTAGTATTGGAACACACAAAAAGAAATAAGACATTAATGAAAGGTAAAACTTATCAGCAAGAAATGGAATATATCTCAACTCATCTGAAAAGAAATCTTTTTATTCGAAATCTTGTTTGTGATTTGGAAGGTAATACTCTTGTTCTAGCTCAGTATATTGAAAAACAACTAATGCCTCTATGCCAAATGATTGAAGATCATTCTGATGAAAATAGAAAAATATATCTTATTCATGGTGCCACACCAACAGATGATCGTGAAGAAGTAAGACGATTAGTAGAGCAAAATGATAACTGTATTATTGTGGCTTCTTACGGAACATTTTCTACAGGAATCAATATTAAAAGAATTCACAACATTGTGTTTGCATCTCCATATAAATCACAAATTAAAGTTTTACAAAGTATTGGTCGTGGATTAAGATTGTCATCTGATAAAGAACAACTCACACTATTTGACCTGGCAGACGATATACAGTATAATAATAAAGTAAACTATACATTAAAACATTTAACGGATCGTATATCAATCTACAATGAGCAGGGATTTGATTACGACATTATACCAGTAAAACTAAAAGAATAAATATTATGATGGAGTATTCCGATATAGAAACAAATAACTCTCCTTATCGTATTTTCAAAATGATAAACGGAGACGATGTTCTTTGCAAAATCCTATATGAATATAGGGATGCTTTTGTTGTCGAATGTCCTATGGCAGTCACTAAACAAAGAGTATATGATTATAAAAATACAAATCAAATAGTAGAGCAAACAGGATTACAAAGATGGATTGGATTTACTAATGATGTGAAATTTACTATTCTAAAAGAAAAAATATTAGGATCAGCTAATCTATCGCAGGAAGTACAATTATATTATAAGATGTTAGCTTCAAAAGTAATTGAGGAGTCTTATGAAGGTTCTTCTTTAGATGAAGATGATGTAATAATACAACTAAGAGAAAATATGGAAAAGTTAAGTGATCTGTTGGAAGTCAAAAAGAAAAGTGAACTTGAAGAAGATGATTTAACCTTAGATATAGATTATGAAGAAAAGAAAATACTACATTAGCTATATTCATTTTCCCTCGGAGTCACGCTGTTAATTTTATCATATAAATTTAAATTTGTCAATGGATTATTTGAATTATATTAAGAAAAAAATTAACGAATTGTCAATGGGGAACGTTGTTATATTTCCTAAAGAACGTCGGTATAGACCTGATATGTGGGGCCATAATTGTTCCATAGAAGGTTGTTGGATAGAAACTGCTCTAGGTGAAGAATGTAACTGGTGTGGTATGAAAAGAGAAGAAGCAATACTTGACAACCTAGAAAAAACCTGAGATAATAATAGATGTCTAAACAAAAAGGCATTTATTATGAAAAAGTATATTTATTTAGCAGGTCCAATTGCAGGCCTGACAGAGACAGAAGCAACAAGTTGGAGAAAAGATGTAGCCTCTCGTTTGAGTGATGCATCTAATGGAAACATTATTGGAATATCTCCTTTACGTTGTGAACCAATCAAACCAGGAATGACTTATACATCACCTGGAGCCGTAGAAAAAATGTGGAGCGATCCACGGGCTATCAATGCAAAGAACTGGTTAGATACCGAGAGTTCTGATTTAGTTCTTGCTTATCTTCCTAAAGAGATGAATGAAAAGCGACCTTCTATTGGTACTATTATAGAGATTGGTTGGACACTTGGATTAAAAAAACCTTTAATTGTTGTTTCAGATGATAATCTAATGTTAAATCATCCCTTAATAGAGTGTAATGCTGCATGGCGACTAGATAATCTAGACGATGCTGTGGAAGTGATCTTAGGCCTATTTGGGGAGTATGTGTTGTAGGAGGACACACAATGCCCCGTGAAAAAAAGAAACCAATTCACTATGTAAATAATAAAGAGTTTCTAGAAGCTATTATAGAAAGAAAAGAACTAATTAAAGAGGCAGAGGCTGCAGGAGAACCTGTTCCTCAAATTAGTAATTATCTTGGAGAGTGCATTTTAAAGATTGCAAATCATTTATCATATCGTCCCAACTTCATTAACTACACATATCGTGAGGAAATGATTAGTGATGGTATTGAAAACTGTTTGCAATATATAGATAAATTTGATCCTGAAAAAAGTAAAAATCCGTTTGCTTATTTTACTCAGATTATTTACTATGCATTTGTTCGTAGAATTACAAAAGAAAAGAAACAGCAGTCTATTAAAGAAAAAATGTTAAAGGAGTCTAACATTGAAGCTCGTATTTCATTACAAGCACATGATGACGAAAGGGACTATCAACAGCAGTTTGTTGAAATGTTAGACAAGTATACTTTTCACAGTGATGACTAAATATGAAAGTTGCAATTATTACTGATACACACTTCGGAGGTAAGAACGATAATGTCTCGTTTGCCGCATACCAACAAAGATTCTACGAAGGAACTTTTTTTCCAATACTTAGAAGGGAAGGCGTTACAACGATATTTCATTTGGGCGATGTGTTTGATCGGCGGAAGTATGCTAATTATAACTCTCTTAAATTAGCCAAAGAAATGTTCTTTGATCCTGCCAGTGAATATGATGTTCATATGGTTGTAGGAAATCACGATTGTTATTATAAAAACAATAACGACGTAAATAGTGTTTCTTTAACGTGTAAAGAATATGATAACATCACACTCTATGAGGATGTTCCACAAGTAGCAAATGTTTCGGGTGCAGACATTCTTTTCATTCCGTGGATTGCACCTTCACATTATGCAGAATCACTAGATATCATTAGTAAAGCTCCAGCAGATGTTGCTATGGGACACTTGGAAGTAAACGGCAACGAGATTATGCCAGGTTTGATTTGCGATCACGGACTAGATAGACATCTATTTAAACGATATGAAAGAGTTTTCTCTGGTCACTATCACGCACAACAGGATGACGGCCATATTCGTTATCTTGGTGCTCCTTATGAAATTAATTGGGGAGATTATCAAACTGCAAAAGGATTTCACATCTATGATACTGATACTAGAGAGTTTGAGTTTTATCAGAATCCAAATAAATTATTTCATAAAATCTTTTATGATGATAGTAAAGGTGACGACTATTTGAATTTAGATTTATTGCAATATGAAAATACATATGTAAAAATATTTGTAATGAATAAAACAGATTTCTATACCTTTGACAGGTTTGTAGAAAGATGTTATAATGAAGGAAACTTTCTTGAATTGAA